TCTGTGAGATCACCAATAAGCCAATCAGAGAGATGAGATTATGTCCGGACAAGCAACAGAAGTTAAAGGTTCGGATCAAGTGCGATAAGGGATGTGTCTGGTGTGAAAAGGAAAGGAGATAATGGAGATCTATGTTAATACAAGTCGAAGATAAAACGATTGTAAATATGCAATATGTCAGAAGTATATGGATTTGTGAACATCAATACAAGATAGGAGAAAAGGAGTACAGTGTCGAATGTGAGATGACAGAACAAACATCTGAAACTGTTAAGAGATGCAAGACAAGAGAAGAAGCTGAAAACGTATTAGAACAGATACTTAATCAGTATGACAGAGGGCAGAGAGTCATTAAGATCAAGTAATTGTCAAAGAAAGTTAAGGAACAACTAATATATCAATTATGGAGGAAAGAGAACATGACAGATTCAGATAAAGAAGCATTGTATGCATGGGAAAGAGATAGAATTTTCTCAGAAGATTATAAAGGGACGTTTGATTCAATTAAAGAATGCATTGAGGATGCTAAATCAGAAGGATTTAAGCCTGGACAAATGATTTACATCGGAAAATGTATAGAACCAGATATTAGTTGCGGAGTGTGGTTTGAGAGAGTGTTAGAAGATGTACAAGATGCAATGTATTCTGATTACGGAGATAATGCAGAAGATTGGGATTTGTCCGTAGGAGATATAGAAGAAAGACAAGAAATATATGATAAATACGAGGAAAAATTAACAGATCTAGTAGAAGACTATATTAAAGAGATTGGAGCAAAACCTAATTTTTACGATGTTGTAGATATAAAGCCTATTATTATTGAATAAAAGGAGCAATACATTCAACAAGTTGCTTGCTGCAAGTTAAGAAAAAAATGAAGCATCCGGTTGATCTCTGTCCGTAGTAACCAACAACCTAAGATTGTTGTTAAAAGTCGTAGTAATAGTCGTGGTAGTTGTGGGTTTCGGGATGATCTTAAGCGACAGGACGTAAAAAGATGATCACATATGCGGACAGAGATCAGCCGGATGGACTGAATTATATATAGGAGGGATGAGCTGTGACAAGAGAAGAAAAGATATACGAACTACGTTGCTTTTGCAATATGCAAGATGGATGTGATAAGTGTGATCTTGATGAACTTTCGATTAATTGTGCTTTTAGCAAAATGGATGATGAAAAGATCAACGAGCTTTATTATAAAATTAGATCAGGAGAAGATATCACAAAAGAGCATTCGAAGACCATTGCTGAAATTACAGGAGCTGCAAAAGAGAGGAATGAAGAGGAAAAAACATGCCTAGTTGTACAATGCGCAAACTGTGGAAGAATACATGTGTATTTAAGAAAATGGAGAGATGGAGATGGGTGTACTTTCTGTGGAGGTGGACCGTTTCAGATATTAGGAGATGCGATTGTGCTTGAAAACGAGGTAAATACAATGGACGAGAATAACTTAGGAGGTAGGATTAAAGGTTTATTGAAAAAAAGAGGATTGACACAGAAAGAGCTTGCTGAAAAAGTTGGTGTCACTGAAGTTTCCGTGTCACGATACATCAGCGGAGAACGAACCCCTAAAGGATTAGTTATTGCCAATATGGCAAATGCGTTACACACCACTTCTGATTACTTATTGGGGATAGAAGAAGATATCACGAAGAAACAAAAAACTATTGCAGAAATTACAGGAGCTGCAAAAGAAGATAGCGAGAAAAGCAAAACGGTAACAGGTATCCTGAAAGAAGTAAAGCAGGAAATGTGTGATGGTTATTGCAAGTACCCAACTATTGTAAATGACAGAGAAGATCTGTTTGCAAAAGATGGGCCTTGCGTGGAATGTCCGTTAAATAAATTGTAGGAGGGGAAAATGAACAGCTTATTGACTAATGTACTAATTGTAGTACTGATAATGGATTTGATAAAGTACATAAAAAGCGAGGTAAAGAGTGAAAAAATCGAAAGTTTAAAGTGGCTAATATTTGCGTTAATAACGGGAAATGCATTGCTTTTTGTTTATGTGAACGAGATATTAAAAAATATACGATGAAAGGAAAGACAAATGGGTTACAAAGATTGTCCGTGTGTTAGATGTGATCATAAAGCAGAAGGAGAGAAGAGAGTAGCATGTAGGAAGAAATGCACTGAATTTGTAGCATGGAAGCTAAGTATGGCAAAAGAAAAAGAAAAGGAGAAAGAGAACAAGAATACAGTCTACTCAACGACAAGAGGAAGACTGTACAGAAAGAAATTAATGCAAGAAAAATCTGGACGAAAATGGTGACAGAGAGGATGAGAAGAATGACAGAGCGAGAGCAGAACGAGAAGAAAAAAGAATACCTGAATCGTTACAAAAATGCGGCGAAGAAGTACCAATCGTTAAAGGAACAAGAAGAAGAATTGATATTAGAAGTAAACGGACCAAAGGGGATTGAATACGACAATGTTGGAATGCCGAAGGGCAGCAGTAGACCGTCTGATATATCGGACTACATCGTAAAAGTGGAAGAGTTCTTAAGAAAGATCGATGACAAAAAGAAAGAAATGCAGCAGATCAGGCTAGAGATCGAAGAAAAGATTGCAGATGTAGAGGATGGAACACAGAGCAAGATACTGTATCTTAGATACATCAAATTTATGAAATGGGAAGATATATGCGTAGAATTAAATTGCAGCTGGAGACAGGTGCACAACACACATTCAAAAGCATTAAAAAATTTGAACATTGATTAAAAGTGTGCACTAAAATGCATAGAAATGCACACTTTGTTTTGGTAATATGTATCATGTAATTGATTAAAACGAAATCAGTTACACATGATCACTTTTTTCTTGCATAAAAAGAACCTGGCAAAAGCTGGGTTCTTTTTACGTGTTTGAAAAAATGCAAGATATGGCAAACGAAACAGGGCAGCAGATCTTGTTTCCTTTTTTACTTGTAACATGGAGAGAAGGTAATTGGTTAATTGAAAATCATATGATCAGCGCAGTGATCGGAGTTCCTGATAGATTGTTCTTGAATACTTCGATCAAGAAAGGAGAAGAACTTGAATGAGGACATGAAGATCGGGGCTATATTAGCTCTACAAGGAGTAAAAGAAGAATTAATGACAGTAAGAGCAGAATTGAGAAGAAAAGGATTTGATCATAGAAAAGGATTTACAACAATTGAAGCATATATAGATGATCAGATGAAAGAATTAAAACAATGTTTTAACTAAGGACCTCTAGCTCAGCTTCGAATCCAGATGCTGCAATCTTTTTTGTCAGACTCTGACAAAGAAAGGAAGAAGATGATGACAGAAAGAGAAATCAATTATGTAAAACGTTGTGTGCGTGAGAACATACATCGCTTCTATACATGGACGAGATGGAAGCATGTAAGGAAAGAAGTCTTGCAGCTTGACAAAGGAGAATGTCAGTTGTGCAAGCAACGAGGAATCTATACAAAGGCAACAACAGTCCATCATGTGAACTATGTTAAGAAGCATCCAGACAAAGCTCTTGATATCTGGTACACATTCAGAGGACAAAGAAAAAGAAACCTGATCAGCATGTGCCATGACTGCCATGAAGCGGTGCATGGATACAGAAAGAAGAAGAGAGCTGAACCGTTGACAGAGGAACGTTGGTAGATTGCAAGAAAACGGAAGAGACACCCCCCGGGTCGAAAAAATTGGAAATTAATTCCGATACCGGAGACCGGTGGGTGGACTCGACAATCGAGATTTTTGCCTCGCGCACGTGAAGGGGGTGGTCAGAAAATGGCAAAAAAACCAGCAAAGTACAGAAAAATCAAGGCAGATCTTCAGGATCAAATGGAGAGAAATCAGACACATGGAGAGCATTTTTCTGACCTTCTGGACGATTATATGTCATTTTATGAGACGAAAAACCTGTTAATCCAAGATATTCAAAACCGAGGAGTAACGGTCGAGTACAACAATGGCGGTGGTCAGAAAGGAGTTAAGAAAAATGAAAGCATCGAACAGCTCTTAAAAGTAAACACTCAAATGTTGAGGATCCTGGATTCCCTCGGAATCAAAGCCGTCCAGGAAGTGGATGGTGATTTTGATGACGAATTGTAAAATCAATAAGCACATTCAGGAATGGATTGACATCGTTGAAAACGGAACGTACAAAACGTGTGAAGATCAGAAAAGACTGATAAAGCATGTCAAACGTTGCTTTGCGACGGAAGATATTTATACGGATGACGAACAGCTTGAAAAGTACATTAGCTTGATCAAATATTTTCCGTATGATTACCTGATGCCGTGGCAGAAATTCGTGATCGGTCTGCACGACTGCACGTACTGGAGAGAGACAGGGATGCCACGTTGGCCGGATCTGTTTTGCTTGATCGGACGTGGCGCCGGAAAAGACGGAACGATTGCATGGGAATCTGTCTGCCTTGCATCGCCGTATAATCATGGGATACGAGAGTATGACGTTGATATCTGCGCAAACAATGAAGAGCAGGCAATGAGACCTGTGTATGACATCATCAATGCATTTGATGAGCCGAAGTACAGGAAGAAATTAAAGAAATTCTTTTATTGGACCAAAGAACAGGTCAGATCACTGAGAACAAAAGCCGTGATCAAAGGGCGGACGAATTCGCCAAAAGGAAAGGACGGACTGAGATCAGGTATTTGTATCTTTAACGAGGTTCACCAATACCAGGATTACAAAAATATCAACGTTTTCACAACGGGGCTTGGAAAGAAGAAACATCCACGGCGATCTTATTACACGACAAACGGAGACGTAAGAGAAGGCGTGTGCGATGATCTAATCGACAAGTCGGAGGAAATCCTACAGGGGAACGAACCAGATTATGGGCTACTGCCGTTTTTGTGCCGCCTTGATTCGAAAGAGGAAGTAGATGATGAAACAAATTGGCCAAAGGCAAACCCATCACTTCCATACTTCCCGAATCTTCTTGAAGAGATCCGAAAGGAATACAGGGACTGGAAGAAAAATCCACAAAGATTATCTGCATTCATGACAAAAAGGATGAATATCCCAGACGGATCCAGCGAGATCAAGGTAACAGATTGGGAAAACATCGCAATGACAAAAACAGAGATTGTGGATGTCACGCAATGGCTATGTACATGCGGCGTTGATTATACAAAAATCACAGATTGGGCATCTGTCAATCTACATTTTAGGGACGGAGATCAAAGATATGATATTAATCATTCATGGATATGCAGCCAGTCAAAAGATATTCCAAGATTAAAAATACCGTGGAGAGACTGGGCGGAAGATGGACGAATCACGATCGTTGATGAGCCAGAGATACATCCACAGATCATAACAGATTACATCCAGAAAATGAAACAGCGTTACAGAATTGAAATGCTGGCAATGGATGATTATCGATATACCTTACTAAGTAAGTATCTGGAAACAATTGGATTCGATAAGAAAATCTATAAGAACCTGAAATTGATCAGACCATCCGACATCATGCGAGTGGTCCCTGTGATAGATCACTGTTTCGTAAATCATTGGTTTCATTGGGGCGAAGCTCCAGAGCTAAGATGGGCGACGAATAACACGAAACTAGTCAGGCACAATCGAAAGATTGGACAGCCGGATGACATGGATTTCGGCAATTATGTCTATGGAAAAATCGAAGCAAAGTCACGAAAAACGGATCCATTCATGGCATTAGTTGCAAGTATGGTAGTCGAAGATGTATTGCCAGAGAAAGCAATCACGACGACACCAAAGATTAAGATTTATAGCTATTAAAGGAGGTGATGCAGCAGTGGGATTCAAAGACTGGTTGATCCAGAAATTTGCGCCACCCAAAACCGTAACGGTTGAGGAACTCATAAAAGATGAGGATGTGCAGCAGGCGATCAACGAGTTGTACTTAAAAGAATTGGCGTTTTGGACGTGCGTTAACAAAATCGCAAATGCACTATCAAAATGCGAATTCAAAACATATTACAAAGACGAAGAAAAGAAAGAAAAGGAATGGTATCGCTGGAACATCGAACCAAATCCAAACCAGAACGCAACAGCATTCATTAATAAATTGATCGGTATGCTGTACCGTAGAAATGAAGCACTGGTTGTAGAAATCAATGGAGCTCTATATATTGCGGATTCTTACCAAAAAGAAAGATACGCATTGCGCGACTATGAATTTAAAAATGTTCTGATCGATGATTATACATTGTCGGACGCGTTTTACATGTCAGATGTATTTTTCTTTGAGTTAAATTCTAAAGACGTAAAGAAATACATTGACAACATGAACGCGTCGTATAGCAAATTAATGAGCTGTGCATTTAAAGCTTATCAGAAATCACGAGGTAGCAGAGGAATCCTGAATATCAGTGCAATGGCACAACAGGCACAAAACTTTGATGAAACGTTCGAAAAACTGATGAGCGAACATTTTGCAAATTTTTTTAGAAAAGACAATGCAGTACTTCCGCTGTTTGATGGTTACTCCTATCAAGACATCAGCCAGAACAGCAAGACGTACTCAACTGAAAATACGAGAGATATCAAGGCGCTGGCAGATGATATATTTGAGTTCACTGCAAGGGCTTTTTCGTTTCCACCAAGCCTTGCAAAAGGCGACGTGCAGGACACAAGTAAAGCGGTGGACGAGCTTCTGACTTTCGTGATTGATCCATTGGCAAAGATGATCACACAGGAGATTAATCGAAAGGAAGGAGGGTATATCAATTTTTCACAAGGGAATTATGTGAGAATTGACACAACAACTGTGAAACACATTGACATATTTGATATTGCGACACCAATTGACAAGCTGATCAGCTGCGGAGCGTTCAGCGTGAATGATATCCTTGAACTTCTTGGAAAGCCAAGAATCGACGAGGACTGGGCAAACAAGCACATCATCACAAAGAATTATGCAAACGTAGAAGATGTGCTTGACGCAATGATCGAGACAGGAGGGAACATTGGAATCTAAAACGTATTGGCGGTTGGAACCGTCACAACAGGCAGCAGGGCCAACTAAATTGTATCTGTATGATGATGTAACCAAATACGGAGGATTTGACTGGTACAGCTGGTCATACAGCGAGTCGGAAACATCTGCGAACTATTTCAAGGAAGCATTGGAAGAAATCCAGGATGGTTCAGAAATTGAATTACATATCAACAGTAATGGCGGTTCTGTATCAGAAGGTACTACAATCTACAATTTGCTGAAACAAAAAGATTGCACAGTTACAGGAATTGTAGACGGAGTAGCACATAGTATTGCATTCCTGGTCTTACAGGCGTGTGACAAACGAATCATGAACCTTGGCACATCTGCACTTGTGCACAACATGTGGATGGAATGTTACGGAAATGCGGAACAGTTGAGAAAATGTGCAGATGATCTTGATACATTAATGGAATCAAACAGGAAGGTATTCCTGGAACGTGCAACGATCGACGAGGCTACACTACAGGAGCTTATGGATGCAGAAACTTATCTGACGCCAGATAAAGCATTAGAATATGGACTGATTGATGAAGTTGCGGCATCGAAACAGAAAGACGATGGAGATGTCCAGCAAAAGGCAATGATGCAGCAGCTCCAGGCAATGCGGCAGCAGATGAATATGCAGACATCGTTGAAAGAAGATCTAAAAAAACTACAGCAAGGATTGAAAGATCCAGAACCAAAAGAGACAGTAAACAAATTTAAGAAATTTTTTGGAGGAAAATAATGGCGATTAAAAATCTAGACATGTTAGAAACAAAAAAACAGGAAATCTTACAGCTGATGCATGAAGCAATGCAGCAGGACGATCTGAAAGCATTTGATGATGGTTTCATGAAGTTATGTGAGAATATTCAGGAAGCAGTACTGACACAGGCAAGATCAGAGTTCAGACAGAGCAATGATGCAGTAGTACTTGCAACAAGGGGAGTCAGACAGCTGACAACAGCAGAAACAGAGTATTATCAGGCAGTCATGGATGCAATGAAATCCAACGATCCAAAACAGGCACTTGGTAATCTTGATGTTGTAATGCCAGAAACAATTATTGATTCTGTATTCAACGATCTGGAAACAAATCATCCATTATTAAGCAAGATCCAGTTCACAAGTGTGACCGGGCTTACAAGAATGATGATGAACACTAATGGATTCCAGAAAGCAGCATGGGGCAAATTAACAGATAAGATCATTCAGGAACTTAATTCAGGATTCAAAGAGGTTGATGTAACACAGGATAAATTATCAGCGTTTATTCCAATCTCAAAAGCAATGCTAGACCTTGGACCAGAGTGGTTAGATAATTACATCAGAACAATCCTGTACGAAGCACTTGCAAATGGATTAGAAGATGGAATTGTAAACGGAACTGGAAAAGATGAACCGATCGGAATGACAAAACAGGTAGGGGATAACGTTACAGTAACCGCTGGTGTGTATCCAGACAAAGCGGTTGTGAAGATCACAAAATTCGACAACATCCAGTTAAACAAACAGGCTGCGATCCTGGCACTAAATGAAAAAGGACAATCTAGAACAGTGACAGACCTGATCCTCCTTGTAAATCCAAGTGATTACTACAGCAAGGTTATGCCAGCGATCCAGTACCCGGCACCAAGTGGTGGATACGTGTCAGCACTTCCGTTTGACATGAATATTATGCAGAGTGCAGCAGTACAAAAAGGAAAAGCTGTTTTTGGAATTGCAAACCTTTACTTTATGGGAGCTGGAATGGGAAACAATGGAAAGATCGTTTACTCTGACGAGTACCACTTCCTGGAAGATGAAAGAGTGTATCTGATCAAAATGTACGCTCATGGATTTCCAATCGATAACAATGCATTTATTGTATTTGACATCAAAGACTTACAGCCAGCTTACTACAAGATTGAAACTGTAACAAATACAGCAGATGTAGATGATGCAACGCTTGCAGATTTAAAATTCTCCAACAAGAAATTTAACGAAGCGTTTGCAGCAGGAACCACAGCATACACTGTGACAACCACAGATGCAGGCAATACGATCACAGCACTGCCAGCGGATGCAACAGCAGATGTTGAGATTGAATTTAAGACTAAGAAGTATCCAAACGGAACAAAACTGACATGGGATGCTGGAGAAAATACTGTAAAAGTTATTGTAACTGATGGCGCAGAGACAAAAACATATACGATCACAGTCACAAAAGAATAGGTAAAAGCCTATGGAACAGTTAATTGAAGACGTAAAAAATTATTTAGATATAACATGGGATATGGATGCCAGTGAGACACAAAAGCTCACTGGCATTATTACCAGAGGGAAAGCAGCGCTTGAAGGAAAAATTGGTACATGCGATTTTGAAAACGAAACAGTAGAAAAACAACTATTGTTAGATTATTGCATGTATGCAAGAAGCGGTGCATTAGATGATTTTTGGAACAATTACAAAAGTGAGATCATTTCGCTACAGATCGGAAGGTGGGCAGATGCCAAGAATAAAGAATCATAATTTCATTACGTTCAACGACGGCATCTTACAGATCTGTGAGCTGTCAGAACGAAAGATTGTGAAGACAAAAATGGACAGAGTCCGCTATGGAGATATGACAGTCGGCATCAAACGTTTCTGGGATGCAAAGGTTGCAGGAAACGACATAGAGAAAACGGTAGCAATTCCAAAGATCCAAGATATATCAAGAATGGACCTGATCATGATCAATGGGAAACAATACAAGATAGAGCAGATACAGGATAAATTCGATCAGATGCCGCCGTATCTGCTTTTATCATTGTCAAGATCACCAATTGCGTATAAGGATGTGAGATAGTGGAAGCAAAAGATTTAGGAAAAGCAATCAGAAAAGAGCTGCAAAAATACGCAAAAGTTGAAAAGAAAGTACTGAATGAAGCAGTAAAGCAGGCAACAAAAGAAGCAGTGAAAGAATTAAAAACAACATCACCTAAAAAAACAGGAGATTATGCAGGAAGCTGGAGAAGCAAAACAGAAAAGAAGACAACGGGAGATTCTTCTACGATCTATGCAGGAAACGGAGAATACCGTCTGACTCACCTACTTGAAAAAGGTCATGCAAAACGTGGCGGCGGTCGTGTATCTGCGATTCCACACATCAAAAAAGTAGAGCAAAAGGCAGTCAAGAAGTTGGAGGAAGAGGTGGTAAAAGGATGATGAGCAAAGAAAGAATTGAAGAAATGCTTGCGGAAACAGGACTTCCGTTCCAGTACCATCATTTCACAGAGGAAAACGCAGTTGATCCACCATTTATCGTATGGCTAAACGAAGAGAGCGCAAATTTCTATGCAGACGGCGTTGTGTATGCAGTGATCGACGCAATGAACATTGAACTATATACAGACGAAAAAGATCACGAATTAGAAAAAAGAATCGAAGAGATATTTAAAAACTATAACGTATCCTGGGAAAAGGAAGAAACGTACATCGACAGCGAACAGATGTATGAAGTCCTTTACCAGATGGAGGTGTAACATGGCAGGAAAAAATAAAATTAAGTACAATCTTAAAAATGTACATTATGCAAAAGCTACAGAATCAGAAGGAAAAGTAACATGGGCAACACCAGTAGCGATTCCTGGAGCTGTATCCTTATCTCTTGATCCAGAAGGAGATACAAGTACATTTTATGCAGATGGACTAGCTTATTATGTATCAGTCACAAACAACGGATATTCTGGAGACCTTGAAATGGCATTGATTCCAGATGATTTCAGAGAAGATATCCTTGGAGACACGAAAGATGAAAAAGGCGTGTTGACAGAAAATGCAGAAACTAATGTTGCAGCATTTGCTTTATTATTCCAGTTTGATGGAGATGTGAAGGGCATTCGACACGTATTATACAGCTGCAAAGCAACAAGACCAACAATTGAAGGAGAGACAAAAGAAGATACGATTGAGCCAAAGACAGAAACACTGTCATTAACAGCTTCTCCGATGGCTGACGGTAAGGTAAAAGCTAAAACGACAGACGATACAGATGAAACCACATATAATGACTGGTATAAAAAGGTTTATGAAAAACCTGTGGAAGCAGTATAAGGAGTTTACGAATGGAAAAGACGATCAAAATTGATGGGAAAAATGTAAGATTGAAGTCCAGTGCAGCGATTCCGAGAATGTATAGAAATATCTTTCAAAAAGATATTTTTAAGGACATGATGGCATTAAAAAAGGCAATGGACCGAAAGAAAAAGCATGGGAATAACTTACCAATTGAGAATTTGGAAATGTTTGAAAATATTGCCTATACGATGGCGAAACATGCTGATCCGAGCCATGTACCGAATAACATTGGGGAGTGGCTGGATCAGTTTGATACATTTTCTATCTATCAGGTATTACCACAGATTTTTGAATTGTGGAACTTAAATAATAAGCAATTAGAACACACAAAAAAAAAGAACGAGACATCGACAGAGAAGTAACAACAGCATTATTTCTTTTAAGATGCACGCAAATCGGACTATCCATGAACGATCTGGAGACACTTACGATAGGAATGATCATGGATATGGCAATTGAAAACAAAAATGATGATTATGATTATCCAAACAAAGCAGGACAGCAAGATTTCGACAGATTCTGATTGATTCATAATAATTCATATATTATAATAAATATATGGAGGGATTGCGATGGATAAGATTGGATTAGTAGATGAAGGAAAATATAAAGCCTTTTATTCAGCTAGAGGAAAATGTTTGTGGAAAGACTACGGGAAGAAATATGAATGGAAATATATCTTTCTAATGCTTATCGTATTTTGGCCAGTCAGTGTATATTACGGAGTGAACAAAGATAAGTATATGAGAGCTATGACAGGGAACATTAACTGGGCTGGAGGTATGAAATATGTTCATATTCTGGCAACATGGTTTTTTAGCGTATTTATGACTGCTTTGTGGATGTGGATCATATGCATCATTTTCAATATTAAATAAATGCAAAGAAAAAGACATCGGAAGGTGTCTTTTTTTGATGCGTTTTTTGAGGATGACAGATGGCAAGAGGAAGAAATATAAAAGGAATCACGATTGAATTAAATGGTGATGCAACAGGACTCGATAAAGCACTTTCTGGAATCAACGGGAATATTAACAGTCTTGAAGCTCAATTGAAAGATGTTGACCGTCTGTTAAAATTAGATCCTAAAAATACGGAACTATTAAGACAACAGCAGACGCTTCTTGCACAGGCAGCAGAGGAAACAAAAAACAAACTGGAAATGCTGAAAAAAGCAAATGAAGAAGTGTCAAAATCTGCGGATAATTATGACACATGGAAAGCAAAGTATGATCCAATCCAGAAAGAAATATCAGAAACAAAAGAGAAATTAAAAGAATTACAAAATGAACAGCAGAACATGAAAGATGCAGGGGAAGTGAATACCGAAGCATACAGTGAACTGCAAAGAGAAATATCAGAAACAAAAACAAAATTATCCGGATTAAAAACCGAAGCCAAACAGGTAACGGAAGAGTTTGGAACTCCAATCAATCCAGAACAATATAACGCACTGCAAAGAGAAATTGTTGCAACAGAGCAAAAACTTGAACAGCTTGGGGAAAAATCAGAAACAACATCAACAAAACTCGGAGGTATTTGTAAAAACCTAAGCGCTCAAACGTTTATGAACGCAGCGGATAATTTGAGCGGAGTTGGCGAGAAGATCAAAGAAGTTGGAGCAAGTGCAGTAGAATCTGCAAATGATATGCAAAGCGCACAGCAAAAGATAGCATCAAATCTTGACATCTCAAAACAAAAAGCACAGGAATATGGAAAAGTTGCACAGGAAGTTTTTGAGCAAGGAGTTGTAGAAGATGCAAATGAAGCGGCAGACGCTATTATCGCAGTAAAACAAAACATGTCAGATTTAAATGACACAGATCTGACAAAAATCACATCACAGCTTGCAATAATCTCCAAAAGAACAGGAACCGATGTAAAAGAAAATACAGTCGCAGCCGGAAAGCTTATGAAAAACTTTGGCTTAACTGGGAAACAAGCAATGGACTTGCTTGCAGCAGGATATAAAAATGGATTAAACTCATCGGATGATTTCACAGATACGATCAATGAATATTCACCGTTATTCAAGAATGCCGGATATTCAGGAAAAGAAATGTTTCAGCTCTTGAAAAATGGAATGGAAAATGGCGCAATGAATACTGATAAGGCAGCAGATGCCTTAAAAGAGTTTCAGATTCGTCTTGGAGATGGAACTTTCAAAGGAAATATTAATAGCTTTTCATCAAACACAAAGAAAGTGTTTGGAGAGTGGGAAAAAGGAAAAGCAACAGTCAAAGATGTTGCCTCCAGCGTTGGAAAAGATCTGAAAAAGATGTCACCAAAGGAACAACAGGAAGCCTTATCTACATTATCCACACAGTTTGAAGATTTGGGTATTGATGCATCAGTTGCACTGTTTGGTGTCGGAAATGACTTTGATAATGTAACAGGTAAAGCGAAGCAGATGAGCGAACAGACACCTGGAGAGAAGTGGGAAGGAGCACTTAGGAAACTACAGGACAGCCTGATTCCAATTGGAACTCAGATTGTCACAGCATTACAACCAATAGTTAACGTTATATCAATCATAGCTCAAGCGTTTGGATCATTACCAGGACCTGTACAGATAGTCATCTTGGCAATCACAGGATTGATTGCGCTGTTCACAACACTGGCGCCAGCAATAGCTGCTATTATAACAATATTTACAACACTTTCAGGAACGGCGCTTGTACCATTTTTACCGATCATAGCAGGAGTAATTGCAGCAATCACAGCGGTAATTGCGATCATAAAAAACTGGGGAACGATTACGACAGTCATTGGAAACATATGGAATACCGTGAAAGGTGTTGTGTCTAGTGCAGTGAACACAATAGGCAGTGTGATCACGACAGTATTTAATGCAGTGAAATCATTCATATCTATTGTGTGGAATGGAATTAAGAGCGCGATTACAACAGCCGTCAACGGAATCAAAGCAGTGATCACAACAGTATTTAATGCGATCAAGACAGTAATAACAACAGTGTTTAATGCAGTAAAAACAGTTGTAACGACAGTGTGGAATGCGATTAAGATAGCAATCACGACTGTAGTAAATGCGATCAAGACAATCATCACAACGGTATTTAATGGAATTAAAAGTGTTATTACTACTGTAACAGGAACGATTAAGAGCGTAGCAATCGGAGCTTTTACAAAAATGAAATCCGGAATCAAAGCAGTTGTATCAACCTTGGCCGGAATCGTGAAAGGTCCATTTAATACAATTAAAGGATTTATACTCGGCCTTGCAAGATCCGCCTATCATTGGGGATCTGATTTCATTAACGGCTTAAAAAACGGAATCTTTTCAGGAATCAATAAGATTGTAGAAGGAGTCAAAGGATTAGCCGGGAAAATCAGAAGCTTCCTACATTTCTCACGACCAGACGAAGGACCGTTAAGAGATTACGAGACATGGATGCCGGACTTTATGGACGGACTTGCAAAAGGAATTGACAAGAACGTGTACAAAGTAAAAGATGCAATGCAAAGTGTTGCAGACCAGATGAATGCAGGCATCACAACAAACCTGAACGGATTGCAGCCGGCAGGAGTGAATGTGAATCTGAACAATGCAGTAACTGTACAAGTCGGAAATCACGAATTTGATGCATACATCGTCAAAACGGCGGAAAAAGGAATTAATAACAACAGGATCACAAGCAACAGATTCAGAGGACGTTGATCTTGTCAGACTCTGACAAAGATAGGAGCTAAGCATGTACTTGATAAAGAGAAACAAAAAAACAAACACAGAAGCCGGGGTGCTGGTAAAAGAAAGGCCAGCGATCCCGGCGCCAGAGTATCGTTATGAGACGATAGAAATACCAGGAAGAGACGGGGCACTGTACTCAGAAGAAGAATTTGTTGACGACATTACGATCAAGATCACATTCGTATTTGCAGCTGATCCAGCAAAATGGCAAGATCTTTTCCGCAAGGCGAGAAAATGGCTGCTTGATAAAACGGACAACAAGTTAATTCTTGAGGACATGCCAGGCTATTATTACAAAGTGAAGCATACAACAATAGGCAGCTCAGAACGAGAGGTAAAACAGGTAGGAGAGTTTGAAACTGAATTTATTTGTGAAGGACATCAGTATCTTGCTTCTGGAACTTATGAGTACGAAAAACAAGAAGTGCTATACAATCCTTATTCAGTTTCGCAGCCAACGTATCTGATTACGGGCAACGGCAGATGTACATTAACAGTGAATGGAAATGAATTTGTAGCTGAGGTTGGCCAAAACGTAACAATTGACACCGATCTGATGCTTGCGTATAGACAAGACGGCAGAATGATGAATACATCCGTCACAGGAGATTACCAGGAACTGTACTTAAAAGAAGGGGATAACACAATAGAGATAACAGAAGGATTTGGCTTGAAGGTTATACCAAACTGGAGGTGCTTATGATACAAATTTATAAGCCGGACAATACGAATTTTGATAAAAACGGAGACATGACATTGATGCCGTCTAAAGCAATTGTACACACTATTTTGAATGGGACGTGGACGGCAGAACTGTCGCATCCGATCGATGCAGGCGGTCGCTGGAAATACATTGAAGATGAGGCAGTCGTAAAAATGCCAAGCTTTAACGGAGATCAGTTGTTTAGAATCCGAAAAAAAGAAAAATCAGACTCGCAGATAACGGCATCACTTGAACCGATCTTTATGGATGCAAAAGATGATTGCTTCCTGGTAGATGTAAGACCAACGATGAAAAACGGTCAAGAAGCTTTGGATATCATGACAGCAGCAAACAATAAGTACTCTGCAAGCTCTGATATCCCCTGGGTATCAGTTGCGCACTATGAATATATGAATTTAATCGAAGCTATCAACGGCGACGATGAAAACTCGTTTATAAATCGATGGGGCGGCGAGATCTTGTTTGATAATCATACGGTGATTATCAATAAAAGAGTTGGCGGCGATTATGGCGTAGAATTGAGGTATGGGAAAAACATAAAAGCGGATGGACTGACAGAAGAGATCGATACCAGAAATGTTGTAACTAGAATTTACCCAAAGGGATACGATGGAGTAACGATGTCTAATCATGGTTACGTAGATTCGCCACTAATAAATAACTATCCAACAGTAAAAAGTGCGACAATAACATTTGATAATGTGCGGATGAAAGATACGACAAAAGAGGAGGAAAACTTAAAACAGCTTGGGGAGCTGCAAGTGAAGCTTGTTGCAAACGGCGTCAAAGAAAGAACGTTAAGAAGAAAGCATCAATTGAATAAGGTAAAAGAGGCTGATTACGAGAAACAGCTGGATGAGATCTTGACAGAAAGAAATGAGATCAAAAAGGAGATTGAAGATCTTAAAGCAAAAGGAGAAGAAGAAGAACAGGAAGCAAGGGATGAAGCGATCAAAGAAGGATGGACAGTGTGCGAGACACAGGAAGAACTTGACGCTGCATTAACAAAAGAATGCAACGATCAGTTTGACATGGGACTAGATGAGCCAACAATAACAATTGATGCCGATATGATCCTTTTGCAAAACACAGATTTGTACAAAGACTACGCAGTGCTTGAAGAAGTGTCGCTTGGAGACACGATCCCATGCCGACATTGCAAACTGGATATTAATACAGATGCAAGAGTTGTAGAAATGAAGTACGACTGCATCAAGAAAAAAGTAACATACGTAGTTTTGGGAGATTTTGAAAAACAATCAAATTACTTTGACGATATTGCGGCAAGCATCAACAAGATCGATGAAGCAATTCGGTCAGATGGATCACTCGTTGCAGAAAAAATCAGAGGATTTATAAACGGAGCAATGACAAGCCTGAGAGCACAGTACAATGTTGCGAAAAAACAGGATGTCATGGCCATCCTGTTTGAAAACCTGGACGAAAGCAGCGAAACATACGGAGCACTTGCAATTGGTACACAGGGACTAATGATAAGCAAAAGACGAACAGCAGACGGAAAAGATTGGGAATGGACGACGGCGATCACAGCAGCAGGAATGATTGCAGACACGATCGTGGCTGGACTGTTAGCAGATCAAACAGGAAGAAACTATTGGAATCTGAACACTGGAGAATTTGTCGCAGGCAATGCGACAATAAAAAATTTATCAGGAAACGATTCGATCGAGATCGCAAATGCGATTATGAAAATTGTAAATAATAAATACTACACCGGAAGAATCGGATCAAATAATTTACGAGATCACGAAGATGTAACAGGACTTGTTTTTGAATTAGAAGATGGCGATTATATGTTCTGGGGAACAAAAAACAGTGATGGTTCAGGGTATACGCCGATTATGGTATACACAAAGGGGAAGTATATAGGATTAACAGGAAAAGCATTAAATGTACTGTGCAATCTTGACATGAGTGGCAACAAAATCCTGAATGCAAAGATAGACGGTGGTTACAACGGGACAATTCAGTATGTTAGGAAAATAACACAGGATTCGTCTGGGAAACTAAAGGCAGATAATGCTGGTCTCGTTGTGGAAAATGGAATCATCACAGGTACTGTAGGATAGGAGAATGGCAATGGTAGATAAAACAATAACACTTGATTTAACAAGCGAGGGCATCAGACAAACAGCAGAGGTTACACAAGGAGATACCGGCCGCGTTTTAAAATGTAACATTATAGGGCTAAACCTTACAGGGATAACAGCAAGATTTATTGCAGTAAAACAGTCAAAAAAAATAATTTACAATAATTGCGAAATTTCGGAAAATGCAGTAATTATAAAGCTGACAGAACAGGCACTTGCAGAAACAGGAATCACAGAATGCCAGATTGAATTATCGAAAGATGAAGAGATCGTGCAAAGCTTTGTATTTAATTTAGATGTAAAAAAATCTTTATTAAAATCTGCGACAGTCAGTGAAAACGAACTGGGCGTACTGGATGATATACAGAAGGATATTGAAAACCTAAAGCAGACTAAAGCAGACAAAAACCAGTATGGAGCACCACTATCTGCAAAAACAGCAGCGGAAATGACAGACACATCAAAGATCTACGTCTATTACGGATCAGAAGCAGGTTACGTCTACGGAAACTGGTACGTTTATACGAATGGAGCATGGAAAGCACAGGGAGAGTTCCAGGCTGCACAGATTGCAGATGGAAGCATTTCAGGTGAAAAAATTGCAGATGGAGCAATAACAGAAGATAAGATCAGTGACAGAACAGTAACAGGGAAGAAACTTCAGTATCAATCAGTTTCTACGGATGAATTAAAAGATAGCTCAGTATCGTCAAAAAAGCTGCAAGACTCATCTGTGACATCTGAAAAAATTGGAAATCAGGCAGTAACAGAAGATAAGATCAGTGATAATTCTGTAACAGAAAGAAAAATTAAAGATGGATCGATCACATCCGAGAAGATGGCAAACGAGAGTGTGACAACAGAAAAAATCGCAGACGGAGCTATTAAAACGAAAAAAATCGCAGACGGGGCAGTATCATTTGATAAGATCAATGAAGAATTCAGGTCAAGAATTATCGATAATGAAAAAGATACAGATGCTTTACAAGATGCAATTCGGCTACTTACGAACAACATAGAGTTACTGACAAAAAGCTCGAACAATTATGCGAATGGTTTCCGGATGGAAGATGGGAAGTTATACCTTACAAACAATGGCGAGATCATAAGCGACGGTATCACAGTAGGAACTGGATCAGGAAGTGGTGGGCTTGCTTTTAATTCTGGGTATATGAGCGAAGATGGATATCTACACCTGACACAGGACGGGACAGACATTGAAGGATTTGATCCAATCTTTATAGGGACAGGCGGGGGATCTAGTTCCGGATCCAAACTCGTATTTGCAATGTACTCGCCGGCGGCATTTTCAGTTTTACAGACAAATGGAACAGCACCAATCAAGTTTAAATTCTCATCATTGGACGCAACGACACAGAACCAAACAGGAGCTGGAAACTTATCAATCTATGTCGGAGGAATCCTGAAAGAAAACAAAACAATTGAACAGGGCGACAATATCACATTGGACATTTTTGAGCATCTTTCAAGCGGCGCCAATACGGTCAAGCTTACAATGACCGATACATATGGAGCAACAGCGACAAGAACGTTAACGATCACAATGGAATCATTTACGTTAGACTGGAATCTTGGAGACACCGAGAAGAACAGTGGAGCGTTGACAATTTATGTAACGCCAACAGGATCAGGAGTAAAAAGAATTTATTTAATGGTAGACGGCATCCAGCAAAGTATGCAGGAGGTAACAACGACAGGGCGAAGAATTGTATTTAATACAACACTTACAGCTGGAGCACATGAAGTAAGTGTATATGGAACAATGTCACTAAATGGTGTGACATTAACATCTGACACACTGGCATGTGCGGTTGCACAGGATGGCGGAGGAACAGTAATTGCAGCAAAACTGACAGAGAAGAAAGTGGATCAATACGCTACGCTGGCAATTCCTTACAGAGTATTAAGCTCTGCAAATCCGGCAACTGTAAATTTTTACGTTAATGATACACTACAGTCAACCGAAAACGTTGACCAATCAGAACATGTCTGGAGCTATAGAACAACAGAAGCAGGAACGCTAAAACTTGCAATCGAGTGCGATGGAAAGAAATGGGAAAAGACGATTGAAGTCTCTGCATTATCATCTGATATCAGCGAGATCACAGACAGTCTTGTATTAAAGATTGATCCTAACAAGATCACGGATTTGAAAACGGTCAGCGGTCTAGCACTTTCTGAAAATTTTGACACACACAATGGTGGATTACAGACAGATTCAGAGGGAATCCGATGCATTAAAGTGGTAAAAGGCGACAGGATCACATTGGATTATAAATTGTTTGGAACAGATGCAAGAAAAGACGGACGAAACTTTAAATTCATTTATAAAGTTGAAAACAGTTCGCTGTTTGACGCGCAAGCGATTACGTGTATGAACAATAACATTGGGTTAAGTATGAAGGCTAATTCAATGACAGTGAAAACAGAGCAGACAACGCTTGAATATCCATTATGTGAAGGATACAAAACAGAAGCAGAGGTAAACATTGAACCAGATTCAGAAAACCGATTGATGATGCTGTGGGAAAAGGGGACACCAGCGAAAGCAGCGATATATGCAAGCAATGACAACTTGAAACAGACAACACCAACAGGAATCACAATCGGGTCTGACGATTGCGATGTGATTATTTATATGATCAGGGTTTACAGCAGAGATCTTACAACAGATGAGATCAAGGCAAACTTCTGTGCAGACGGAAAAGATGGGGCTGAGATCACGGCAAGACATGACAGGAATCAGCTTTATGATTCCTCTGGAAACTTGGATCCTGATAAAGTTGCAACGCTCAATCCAGGTCTGCACGTTTTCACGTGGCATGCTCCGAATGTATCAACGGCAAAAAGCCAGAAGATCACAGGAAGCGTTACGCATAAATATGTAAAAGGCGGCGCAGCACATTCATGGACAGCAACAAACGTAGAACAGAAGGCACAGGGTACATCATCCCTTGGATATGTACAGGCCGGATGCAATGAAGACTTTAATTTTAAAAATGGATTTGATCTTGAAGATGGAAACCACGTTGACACATATGCCATGACAGATAATTCTATCGGGGTTAATTACCTGAATTTTAAAACTAATGTTGCATCACAGGAGCATATTAATAACATCCTGGTATCTGACTGGTACAATACATATCAGCCATATACACGACCAGCAAAGCAAGCGAATAAAAAGGTAAGAGATACAGTCGAGGGACACATGGCAGCTTTATTTTTTCACAACACTGGAAATGAAGCGGTACAGGTTGGACCTATGACAGTAGCACCAGATGAAACAGTTTTCTATTCGTTGGGGAATATCAACAATTCGAAGAAGAATCTGGATGTATTTGCACAAAATGAAACAGACGATGTGATCGTTATTGAGGTGGCAAACAATACATCTGATCAATGTCGGATGAAGTCCGCTGATCTTTCGACAGAAACATGGGACGGAGATACGAATTTTGAATTTAGACATTTGGCGGAATCTCAAAATGAAGAAGAAGCAAAACAGCTATGGCAGGATTTTTTGACATGGGTAGTTTCTTGCAACGCAGACGCTGCAACAAATAAAACACTGCCAAGCGTAGTAACAATTGACGGGCAGGCTTTTTCAGTAGACTCTAAAGAATATAGAATTGCGAAGTTCAGGAAAGAAGCAGCAGACCATATGATTGTAGATTCCGTAATGTGGCACGTGCTGATTACCCTGGTATTTAGCCAGGTGGATAACAGGGCGAAGAACACTTTCTGGGGATACAGTAAAGCGTCTGAAAAATGGAATCTATGCTTTGCGTACGATAATGATACAGCGATGGGGAACGACAACGAGGGCGGCTTAACACTTAAGTATGGGTATATGGATTACGACAAGATCGGAACCAGAGACGTATTTAATGCAGCAGATGCAACAGTCTTTCGAATGATGTGGCAAGCGTTTCCACAAGAATTGGCAAGCATGTACATTAACCGTGAAAACGCTGGAGCATGGGATCTTGATGCGTTTGCAGATCACTGCGAAGAAATACAGTCACTTGCGGCAGAATCACTATGGATTGAAGATGTGTGGAGAAAGGACATCAAAACATACACAGTCCTTGGAACGTCTGCATATATTCCGATGCTGAATGGACAGAAGAGATTGCAAAGGCGACAGTTTTTACACTACCAAAGAGCATTTATGAGTTCTTACTTTATAAGCCCCTACGCGACAGCAGAAAGCGCAACGATTCGAGGGTACACACCGACGAGTGGGAATCTTGCGATCACACCAGAGAGCAAGATGACGATCACACCTTACAGTGACTTATGGATAACTGTAAAAGCAGGGTCCGGAACGACGCAGAAACGAACAACAGCAGGAAAAGCAGTTGAATTACAGTTGGGCGTACCGCAGATGAATGACACAGAAATCTATATTAGAAACGCTGCATTTATTCAGGATCTTGGAGACCTGTCATGTTTATATCCTGGATACACAGACATTGCAAGTTGTAAAAAACTAAAACGAGCACAGATCGGCTCAAGTACAGATGGGTACGTTAATACAAATATGAAAGAAGTAACTGTAAAAAACGCGACATCCTTGGAGTACATCAATGTTGAAAACTGCCCAGCACTGGCACAGGAGCTAGATCTTAGCAATAACATTAACGTAAAAGAGTGCTATACAAGAGGAAGCGGAATCACAGGCGTCACATTTGCACCATACCAGCGATTGCAAAAAGCAAAACTGAATGCAGTTACATCAATTTTTGCAAAAAACCTGATGTATGTAAAAGAATTTACATTACAAGCGTACAATCTTTTAACAACATTGAATGTTTCAGGAAGCCCAGCACTTGACACTTTAACAATTGCCATGAACGCGGAAAACCTGACAAGAGTGAGATTGATTGACATTGATTGGAGAACAACAGTCAAAGCCTACTGGACATTAATGAGATTACACGAAGCGAATGGTATTGACGACGATGGTCACAATACAGAAAACGGAGTATTAACTGGATCTGTTTATTTTGATGGAATTTCGCCAACAAAATACAAAGAACTGACAGATACGATTAAAACAGTAACATTTACATACGGTCAGCTATTGGAAGAGCATACAGTAACATTTAAGAACTGGGATGGAACAACGCTGAATACACAAAAGGTTGAACACGGAGGAGCTGCACAAGATCCAATCCAGGCAGGATATATCGGGACACCGATCAAAGAACCGGACCAGGATAATGTGTATACTTTCTTCAAATGGGACGTGCCGATTGAAAATATCACACAAGATACAACGGTAACAGCATTGTTTACATCACAGACAAGGGCATACGTTGTAAGATACCTGAACGAAGGAGAAGCAATCGAGATCCATAATGTAAAAGCTCATGGATCTTGTATCTACGAAGGAAAAGACCTTGAAAAATCCGGATATGTATGGATTGGATGGGACAAGACAGCGGACGACGTTACGCAAGACATGGACATTAACGCAACGTACATCTATCCACAGCTACCAGGACAGATCAAGGATTTAACACAGTATGACTATGCTTACAGCGATGATCCAAAAGATAAATCTGCATACACGTTCGGAGAGTTTTACTCAATTTTTAAAATGGGCAAAGCTGTAGAATACGGATTCACCCCGGCGGCATTAATCAAAATGGTACCGCAGAAAGCAAAAGAGAACGAGATTATTCCGGACGAAAGTATTGTATTTAGATATCATTCAAAAGGACATTACGCATTGTCATCGGGAACAGGAATGACGAATGGTGATTTCTACATGATTGGCGTGCTCGGAATCAGACAACAAATGAATAAGACCGCAACGAATAAAGGAGGATGGGATAAGAGCGCGCTAAGAGAATGGATGAATAAAACATTATATCCTATGCTGCCACCGCAATGGAGAAACTTTATCGCGTTGTCGGATACGCTGGCAAGTGCCGGAAACCAATCAACGACGATAACAACATCACAGGATCACTTGAGAATTCCATCAATTTGTGAAGTGGGAGCTGAGCTAACGGCAGTTCCTTATAAAAACGAAGTTTCAACAGAAGCAGAAGAAGTGACGTTCTCATGCTATACTGACAACAATTCGAGGAAAAAGTGCATCTATAACGGTACTGGATCAGCATGGGAATATTGGCTGAGGTCTGCGGATGCAGGCGGTGCGGTGTCTTTTCGCAATGTCTATACCAATGGTCCTATCGGTAGTAATAATGCTACCGGCGGCTATGGCGTGTGCGTTGGCTTCTCGGTTTAATCAGATTATCTGCCGGGCTATGTCCCGGCAGAAAAAAAGCAGTCAATATATCAACCGCCGTAAGGCGGTCGATTCAAAAACAAAAATATGATATACTGACACATGGAGGATGAAGTAATGAGCGTGATCAAAAGCCAAAGAGGACTTTCAGAAATGGAGTTTTTAAATAACGCAAGAAAGCTTGAAATATATACAATTAGGCGTTGTGTAAATACAATTCCTAAAAGGTATACATTTTATTTGGGACAACATCTTGCAGATGCTGCAACGCAAATATATGCAAACACCAAAAAGGCAAACAGCATTTATCCGACAAATGCAAGAGAAGTTCAAATAAGAAGAGAGTTTTTCTTAAAAGCATATGTGGAATGTCAAAATTTAGTATCACAGATTGAGGTTGCATATGAATTAATACATTTTGAAACGAAGGTTTTAGAAGAATGGTCAGAGTTAATAGCAACTCAGATTAACTTGATTAAAGGTGCTATGACAAAAGACAGAAAAAGATTTCAAAAATTCTTAAAATAATTAAAAACAGGTTATATTCTGTGTGACACTGAGGTCTGCGGATGCAGGCGGTGCGGTGTCTTTTCGCAATGTCAATAACAATGGTAATATCAATAGTAATAATGCTACCGGCGGCTATGGCGTGTGCGTTGGATTCTATTTTTTCAGACCAAGTAACCACAAGGCGAAAGCAGTGAGAATAGAAGATAGAAGGAGAATATGACCTTCCTGAAAAGGTAAATATAACATTTGATGCGATTGGGAGGACGCTGCTTGCATGGCGGAAGTTGCCTGATAATCTTCCGTTTCATTCCCAGTATCGCTATGCAGATATGCGGAAAATCAGGATTATATCTGTACAAATGAATAAGAGGTAAATATGACGAGCGAAGAGAGAAAAGAAGTAAGATATAAAAGAAGAAAAGAAAGAAGAGAAGTTAAGAAAAAGAAAAAGCTTCTTTCTTTTAATGAGCTTTTTTCTTATGAAAATCTTTATAAATCTTATATTCGATGTAGAAGAAATGTTGGATGGAAAGCATCAACACAAAAATACATCGTACAAGCACCGTTAAATGTTTATCAAACGAGAAAAGAATTGATGAATGGAAAATTTAGAAGCAAAGGATTCTGTGAATTTGATTTATTTGAAAGAGGGAAAAAGCGGAAGATTAAAAGCGTGAAGATTGAAGAACGCATTGTTCAAAGGTGCCTTTGCGATCACGCGTTAGTACCAGTGATTGAAAGAAGCTTTATCTATGACAATGGAGCATCAATCAAAAACAAAGGATATCATTTTGCTATGAATCGTATGATTAGACATTTACAATATCATTATAGAAAATATGGCACAGATGGCTATATTTTGTTATTTGATTTTAGCAAGTTTTTTGATAATGTATCACATGATGTGATTAAAGAAATCGTTCAAAAATCATTTAAAGATCAAAGGACCATTGATTTGATAAATCATTTTATTGATTGCTTTCAAGGAAACAAAGGGCTTGGACTTGGATCACAGATCAGCCAAACACTAGCACTTGCATCATGTAATAAATTGGATCATTTGATTAAAGAAGAACTAAAAGTGAAATGTTATGGTAGATATATGGATGATGGCTATTTGATTCATCCAGATAAAAAATATTTAAAACAATGCCTGAATGTCATAAAAGAGGAATGTAAAAAACTTGGAATTATTCTGAATGACAAAAAGACTCAAATAGTAAAACTTAGTCATGGTTTTACATGGTTGAAGGGAAGATTCTTCTTGACACCATCAGGAAAGATTGTAAAGAAAATTTACAAGAAAAGTGTAACAAGAGAAAGGAGAAAACTAAAGAAGTTAAAGAAATTCTGTGAGGCTGGAAGAATGACGGAAAAGGATGCGTGGAGTGCTTTTCAGAGTTGGAGATCATACGCAAGACATTTTAACGCATATTATACAATCAAAAACATGGAAGAATTGTACTCTAACCTTTTCGGAAAGGAAAGACTATGTATAAGGCAGTAAAAAATGGAAAAATCATTGATGCATATGAACAATTACAATATGTAAAATATGATCAAAATGCAAAAATGTTTTTAAGATGTAATAAAGATGATAATCCGCAAGGAATTATACAAAGAAATGGTATTAGAATCTACCACGTAAAAGACTGGGATGATATGCCAAAAGAAGCAGGGGACTACGAAACTGTAATTCTGGAAGAAATAACATCCAAGAGTATTTATGATGGGATCATCACGGCACTTAACCAGGAGCAGGAAGTATCCAATGATACAGAAAAGAAAAAAGAAAATACAAAGGATCTTGAATTTATAAGATCTGGAAAAATAAAAGAAATGACCAATGAATGCAATCAGATCATAACAATAGGATTAGACCTTGAATTAAACGCAGTCAAAGGTCATTTTTCATTTACAGAGCAAAATCAGACATATATAAATTTACTTGCAGCACGTGCGAATGCTGGCGATACATTATTGCCATATCATGCAGACAATGAGGTTGACACGATATTTAGCAAAGAAGACATCCTGAGACTGAAAGAAGCAATGGATTATCATGTAATGTATCACAGGGTGTATTTAAATTCGTTACAAATTTATATCAATTCGATAAAAGATATAGATACATTAAACAACGTGACATATGGGGCAAATATTCCGGAAGAATTTAGATCGGAAGTGTTAAATCAATTAGGATGATAAGGAGGGAAAATGAATAGTATTAGAGCAAGACCCACAGAGGTCTTATTTTTTATGCAGCAAAATAATCTTTCTTCAAAGAAAGGAAAGTGAGGGAAATGAAGAAAATGACAAACAATGTAATTGACACATATAATGTAGTAACAGGTTCAATTGTAGCAGTATTAAGCTATGTGCTCGGAGAACACTGGTTTCTTTTCATTGCTTATTTAGGGTTGAATGTAGCAGATCAGTTCACAGGTTGGCTCGGTGCAAAGATGGCAGGAAAAGTAAGTTCTCGAATTGGCTGGATGGGTGTCATGAAAAAATTAGGATATTGGATCATGATCATGGTAGCATTTGGGGCATCGGCAATTTTTGTTGAAATCGGAAAAGTAATAGGTATAAATTTAGGAATCACGACATTACTCGGCTGGTTTGTACTTGCTTCTTTATTGATCAATGAAATTAGATCTATTGTTGAGAATTTAGTAAAGGCAGGATATGACGTACCAAAAGTATTGATCAAAGGTTTAGAAGTAGCAGACAAAGTAGTAAACAAAGATCAGGAGGAAGAATAATGGTATATAATATTCATGGTGGTCATAATCCAAGTGGCAAGATCGCGTGTGGAGCAAGCGACTTATTAGACGAGAGCAGAGAAGACAGAAAAATCTGTAAAGAAGTCGTAAGGTTATTAAAGAAAAAAGGACATAAGGCATATAATTGTACAGTCAGCAACGGAACTAGTCAGACGGACGTTCTCAGAAAGATCTGTACTAAGTGCAACAAAAGACAAGCAGCATTAGATGTTTCGATTCATCTTAATTCTGGTCGAAACGATCACAAAGGAGACAAGAAAATTGCAGGTACAGAAATCTGGTGCACTCAGAGTGTAGGGATTAAGAAAACTGTTGGAAACAGAATCTTAGCAAACATGAAAAAGCTAGGATTTACAAACAGAGGAATTAAAACAACAGGAAATCTGTATTATCTTAATCATACGATCAATAAAGCAATCCTAATCGAGGTATGTTTCGTTGATGATCGAGATGATTACAATCTTTACAAAAAACTTGGATACAAGAAGATTGCAAAAGCGATCGCAGACGGAATCGCGGGATAATGATTTGACCAGGGAGAAATCCCTGGTCTTTTTTATTGCAAAAATAAACCAAAAAAGTTTAAAGAAACATTTGACAATAAGCCAAAAAAAAGTTTATTGTAAAGACAGTAA